CGGCCGTTCCTTCGCTTTCGCTTTCGCCCCGTTGCACCTTGGAAACGTTGCCGCTCCGGCCCAGGCCCTGGGTGCCGTTGAGGCTGGTGAAATCCTGGACCGCGTAGCTGACATGCGGGAACTCGCGCCCGAGATCGGCGTGGCCCCGGCCCAGCAAGCTGGCCGCTCGGGCGGCAATCTCCATGGCCTGTGCTTCATCCTGAGTACTCTGTGCGACTTTCTCCAGCGAGGTCGCAAGCTGGGCGTCCTCGGCAATGGCAATGACCTGTTGTGCCGCCGCGAAGTATTGCTGGTTCTGGAGGTCAAGCTCTGCTCTGATCTTTTCGTCAGGCAATGTACCGCTCCCTGAGGGATCGTCCCATTTCTTAGTATTGTGGGTCGAGTGAAGCGACGCCCACCGGACAAGGCTGGTCCGCGGAGCGGACCCTACGTCTCAGGTGAATGCAAAGGCGAGGTCCGAACCGGCGGTGGAATCCCACTGGTTCGTGATCGTCATCGTCTGCGTGTAAAGGTCGTTCAAGGGCAACTGATCTTCGAACTGGCTAATCACGCTGGCCGTATTCATGTTGAACGTGACCGAGTGCGTCCCGTTGGAGAGCGCCAACGACGTCGTCTCGGTCGTGAGCCCTTCATACGACGTGCGGTCATCGGGCGTCGGGGCATAGAAGTTGACCGCCTCGAGCGTCGTGGATCGGCCGACCCAGCGCATCAGGCTCACGAACCGGTTCGCCCAGAACCTGCGGGCGATCACGTTCTTGCTCGCCAGCTTCAAGCTCTGGAACTGCGTCCGGGCCGAGCCGATCGTCAGCCCTCCGCTCGCATGGATGAAGACATAAGGATTCGTGGGCAGCTGCGGGTCGGTGGGCGCTGGGAACGTCGTCGCGCTCGGGTCGGTCGATGAGTCGAACTGGTTGCCCTGCGGGGTGCTCCCGGAGATATCGAGCGCGAGCGTCGCGATCGTGCTGTCCTCGCTGACCTCGACATCCCACCCGTCCACCTTGCAGCCGAGATAGACGCGCCGCTTGATCGAGCCGTCGCTGCGAGTGATCGCGTGGTAACAGGAGACGCTGGCTAGGTCGCCCGCCGGCTCCGTCGTGGTCCAGGGACTGGTCTGGGCGGTATTGATCTGCTGCCCGCCCCACTGCAGGAGGAACTGTGACAGGGCCCCGGCATAGAGCTTCGTGACCAGCCGGCCCTTGCACTCGATCTTGTCGGAGACCCGGAAGGCGTCGATCGCCACGCCGCCGCCATAGGGGACCGCCACCATGACGGGCCTGGGTCGCATGGTGAAGGTATTGGCCCCGTCGAGCCGGATGTAGAACGCATTGGCCGATGCGGTGGGGTAGACGATGGGGGTGGCCACGGGAGTCTTGTACGCAGACTCCTGGACCAGGTACAGGAACTCACGCGACATCGGTGCTTCCTTTTGTCATGTGCTGTACATAACTACTAATAACTTCATCAATCTGCATCATCTATGTGTTGAGCTGGCTCTGGATTTCAATTTTCAGCTGTCCCTGCCCGGCGAAGAACACACCATCAGGATCGGGGTCGTACGCCGGCTGCGAAAAGAGCACCAGGCCGCTGCGGGCCCCGGCGTTCTGGAGCGCCAGTACGTTGGCTTGCCTGGTGGAGAGCGAGGCCGGATAGAAGCACCGCGTGAGCATCCACCAGAAGTTGGTCAGGTCGTCGCAGCATGACCCGCGGATGATCACCTCGCAGTTGATCAGCAGGTCGCCCGCCATCGTGTCGGGCGTGCGGAACGTCTCCCCCGTGTTCATGGGCGTCCAGCGGATGCAGGGCGCTTCCGCGACCGTGAACGGCTTGACGTCGTTGGGGTCACCCTGCCAGGTGCGGAAGTTGCCCGGCTTCACGATGCGGCCGAAAACCGGGTTCTGGCGCACGATCGTCTCCATCGCGCGGAAGACGCCGGCCCGGGGAGACGTCGACAGGTCAAGGGAGCGAACGCCGGCCATGATGATTCAAGCCCACAACGTATTCGTTGATGAGAAGTTGATCGGCACTTCACCGAACCCGTCGCCGTTGACGTCGATCTCGACCGTCGTGCTCGACAGCAGGCTCTCGGCCTCGAGCCGGTACCGCGCCGCCAGCATCGCGTACATGCCGCCCTTGGTGATCATGCTCTCGCAGATCCGCGAGAGCGCGTAGTACGAGCAGACCTGGATGACCCGCGGCTTGACCAAGAGCTGGTTGGCCTGGAGCGCCGCGTAGAGCCAGCGGTTCGTGAGGCTGGTCCGCCGCCCGCCTCCCGTGTACCAGGCGTCCAGGGCAAACCCATGGTAGCCCAGCAGCGAAACGTTGCCGCCGCGGTAGTTGCGCAAGATCATCTCGTCGAGCCAGTCGCGCGCGTCGGCGAGCTGGTCATCGAACCCCATGTTGCTGTCGGGCACCTGGAGCTCGTCGATCCAGGGGGCGATCCGCCGCACGTCGACGATGGTGATGTAGGTCGGCCGGGCCGTGAACGTCGTGCCGGCCGCTGCCAGGATGGAGAGCGAGCTGCCGCGCGGCAGCAGCGCTGTCGTTCGGCTGGGCGTGCCGGCCCGGGTCGCATAGGCTTGCAGGTAGTACTCGCCGATCGCCAGACTGGCGCTGTCGCTGTTCTGGAATGTGATCTGGATCTGCCCGGCCGGCGCGTTCGAGTTCAGCCAGGTCGTACTCGGAGTCAAGAGCGCAGCCTCGTTTGCGCCTGCCCAGACCGAGGCCGTCAGCACATCCGTGTTGAGGAACTGGGTCGCGGCCGTGCCATCCGGATTGGTGATCTGGAACGGAAAGTCGCGGGCCGTCCCCTGCACGATCTCAAGAGCAATGGACATGGTTTTTGCTGCCGCCCCCTACGTTCGCTTTTTTGCTGTCGCTCCCTGCGTTCGCTCAGGGTCCGGTATCAAGTCCCGTGGTGATGAGAGTCGTCTGCTCGGGGGCGGCGCCGAACGGATCGCTATCCACGACGACGACGGTGGTTTGCTCGGGGTCGATGGCGAAGGGGTCGGCGTCGATGGTCATGGAGACGGTCTGCTCGGCATCGATCCCGAACGGATCGGCGTCGTCCGACCCTCCGGGTCCCAGGAACGGGACCGCGCTCAATTCATAGGGGAGATACAGTGGTGCTGGCATGGTGCTTGATTACGCTAGAAGCCGGCGGCTGCCGGTGTGCCCGGCAGAAACTTCTGGAACGCCGCTGCGAGGATCTGTGCCACGTCCAAGCTGCCGCCGGCATTGAAATGGATTCCGCCGGAACCGTAGGCGGACCAATTGAAGTTATTGATGATGCTCGTGTCGTAAACGATCCGGCGATCGGCGAGCGCTGTTACCGCCGCCTGGATTGCCGTATTGTAGGCCGCGCGCGATGTATCGGTGGCGCTCGACCCGTGCAACGCCTCACAGACGATGAAGACTTGCGGGAGACCCGCCCTGATCTGGCTGATCATGGAGGAATAGGCCGTTTGGAACGTGGACGTGGACACACTGTCGATCACATCGACTTGGCCATGCTGCACGAACACGAGCGAAGGCTTGGGATTGGCCAGACTGGTGACGTCCGCGATTCGACTCGCGGTCTCTCCGCCGACAGAAACCTCCTCCGATCCGGACGCGCAATTTGCGACCTGGTAGCCGGTAATCCTGCTCAGATCGTGCATGTGGCCGAGCGTTCCGTCATTACCGTTGCCGGCCTGCCCCAGCATGACCGAATCGCCGTAGCCCGCGATCAGGGGACGGACCGGCATCGGCAACGTGGTATTGAGCCCGGTGCCGCCGCTCGTGCGGATCTGGTTGATGTAGAAGAAGACCTCGTCCCCTCCCGTGTAGATGCGATAGCCATGCTCGGTCGTCGCGTCGAGACCACTCCAGCACGTCAACCAGCCCCAGCTTCCGGATGCCGAGAGGGTGATGCTCGAGCCCTGATCGACACCATCGATCATGAGCCGTACGACAGTGCCGTTGGGTATGCAGTAGAGATCCAGGGTCGCGATCGTCGCACGAAAGCTGATGCAGCCGTCGGTCGATCTGCTCGCGGATGATATCAACTGGCAGGAATACCCGGCCTGACTGTTGTACGTCCCGGCGACCCAGGTGCCTTCCATCGCGATGTAACTGGGAGGACCGACAAGGGAATAGACGGTGTAATTCGTAGCGGTAAAGCTCGCCGTGTCCCCGGTCGGATAGTCCGTGATCGTGAGCGTGCCGCTGCCCGATCCGACCGTCAGGGTGAAGGTCGCGGCGGTGTTGCTCGTGACCGAGATCGAGCTGATGCTTGCCCCGGTACCGCCCGAGACGGAGAACAGGGTTGAGGCCGTTTCCAATGTCCAGAGCGTGTTTGTGCCGGTTGCCGTGATCGTCGGCGTGGTTCCCGTTCCTCCACTCGTCGGGGAGATCGTGAAGCTTGCCGTGTCGACCGTGAGGGCCGGAGAGACCACCCCATCAACGGTAATCGTGAACGTGCCAGTGCCGGCTCCGGTCGTCACCGTGAGAGTCGCGGCCGTCCCACTGCTTTGCGTCCAGCTCCCCTTCGTGACGGTTGTCGTACCGGTAACGCTGTTCTGGACGGAGACGGTGCTGCCCGACGTCCAGCTCGTACCTGTGCCGGTGAGTGTCAGGGTCAAGCTGGGAGTGTGGTTGGCTGGAATGGTCGACGGGGAGTTGGTAAAGCTGGCGGAGCCTGACTTGAAAATGCTATATGGGTTGCCGCCGCCGATCGCCGAAAGCGTCGCGGCGTCCGCCCCAGCCAGTGCCCGGCCAGACCAGATGTAAAGGTACTCGAACTGGCCGTAGAAGCTGTAGCCCGAGCTTGAGTAGCCGTTCAAGATCGCATTGATGTTCCAGGCTGTGCTGCCGGCGGTCAGACCCGTGATCGGAGTGTCCGCCGTGCCGTCTTGATAGAGAGTGAGCGTGTAGGACCCTGAAGAGTATGCCGCCACAAGCAAGTAGTCGTGACGTGTGGCCGGGCTACTGGAGATGTTGAGGGTCTGAGCACCTGCTGGAATAAGGCCGCTTACCCAGAATTCGACATAAGTTGTCGAGTGCATCCAGATAAAGTTCTGGCCGGAATCGACAACGTCACCCAGCATGATGGTGTTCGAGTTGTCGCTGCCGATGTTGGGAATTTCGCATGCCCAGGCGATCGAGAAGCTGGTGTTGACGGGGATGACGAGGTTCGAGGCCAGACTGAGATATTCAGTGCCCGAGGAAGGCTGGAAGTTGGGGCCCTCGC